ATGGACCCGAATGAATTTAAAGTAACTTTACAACGCTATTGGGTCCATGATATATTAAAGCACAATGAAGTAGAATATGAACAAGTATTATTAGTAGATGCTGATACTATTATCCATCCTGACTGCCCTAATTTTTTCAATGAAACAGAAGGTAAATTTGGAGTAACACTTAATAACGGTTGTTATGAATGGACAACTCGAAGTATAAAACAATGGGGAGACAATTTATTTCCAGATGAACTTAAAGTTAAACCTTGGAAATATTTTAATGGTGGATTTCAGATAACAAGTAAAAAACATATACCATTTTATAAAAAAGTACAAGAATATTATACTTCAAATATAGATAAAATAAATCAATTAAATGAACAAATAAAAGCAGGAACAGACCAAACTATTATAAATTATTTGGTCCAACAAAATTCTGTTAGTACAATATATATGCCTGAGGCATATAATCTTCAAGATTTATTTCGAAAAAATCTTCTACATATCCCTGGACATTCTTGGTTTCCAGATGAGTTAAGGTTTTTGGAAGCGGGGTGGATTTATCATTTTAACGCTATACCCCAAAATGATAGACATGTAAGTTATTGGATGGAACGAACATATAAAGAATTATATATATGAAAATAGCATTTTTTACAGAAGGAGGATATCAAGGAAAAGTCCCTAGAACCCATTCTAATATGAGAACCGAATTAGCATGGATGTGTGCTTTAAATGCTGATCATTGGAATATCAACCAACCTCCTAATCAACAATATGATTTGGGTGTTGTTATTATACCCAAGAATAACCCCCAATTTGATATAAACAAACTAAAACAATATTGCAATAAAATAGCAGTAATGCAAGAAGGGCCAAATTGGTACTGGCAAGATTACCCCTTAAACCAACAGATATGGTATTATAATACTATCCAAGAAGCTGATTTTATGTTTGTTCATAACGAATCAGATAAAAGATATTATATGGGTTTAACAGGTAAAGAATGTAAAATTTTACCTAGTTTGATGATTGAAGATTCAATTAAAAATCTATCACAAGTTAAAAGAAAAGAAATTATCATAGGAGGTAATTTTTGTAGTTGGTATGGGGGGTTTGATTCATATATAACAGCACAAGAAGCTGATTGTCCTATCTCTATCCCTAGCATGGGGAGAAAAATAGAGGGCGAAGAAAATATGCCTGAATTAAATCATTTACCATATATGAATTGGGTAGAATGGATTAAAACGCTTAATAAATTTAAGTATGGTGTTCATATGATGCGTACACACGCTGCGGGTACATTCGCTTTAAATTGCGCTTATTTAGGCATTCCTTGTATTGGTTATGAGGGATTAGACACACAAGAAAAATGCCATCCAGATTTAACAGTTAAGTTAGGGGATTTGGCTACTGCAAAAGAAAAACTTACAATGTTGAAAACAGATGCAAATTTTTATACCGAATGTTCCCAAATAGCAAAAGACAATTATATAAAATATAACGAACAAAACTTTTTAAATAGATGGAAAAAATATACTCAAAAATAAAACCAAATAAGTTATTACATGTTATAAATAGATTATCAGAAATAGAAAGCAGAACGGAAGTTATACCTGAAGATAATTTTATACAATGTGCTACTTTAAAAATGGAAAAAGGTAAGACATTCCCTCCTCATAAACATATTACAAAAGATAGACATTATCCTGAACAAATAGCCCAAGAATCTTGGGTAGTGATTAAAGGAAAAGTTAAATGTATATTTTATGATATAGATGATAACATTATAGCAACCCCTATACTAGAAGTAGGAGATGCAAGCTATACATTATATGGTGGACACACGTATGAAATATTAGAAGAAGATACAATTGTATATGAATATAAAACTGGTCCTTATGAAGGGCAAAAATTAGATAAAACTTTTATAAAATGAAAACAGACAAGATTTTAGGATTTCAATCAGGCCATGATGTGAGTTATTGTTTATTAGAAAATGGTATACCTATTATACATGAAGAATTAGAAAGATTTATTAGGGAAAAAGAACCCTTAGGAGATGGATTAGAAATGGCTTTGCAAAGATTACCCGACTTAAATAATATTAAGTATTTTACTCACGGAAATCCAGGGGGTAGAGGGGGGAAATATCAACCCCAATGCGGAAAAAAAGAAGCTGAGGACATAATGAAATCAATTTTAAAAGAAAATAGTGGAGAGTATTTTGTTATAGGACATCACCAAGCTCATGCAGCTAATGCTTTCTTTTCTAGTAATTATGATGAAGCTTTAATTATAACTATAGATGGTAGTGGCACTGAAAAAACAGATCCTAACGATATAACTAATGAACCAGACAATTCAAATACATTTTCAACAGCATTTACTTTTTGGGAAGGTAAAGGAAATAAAATAAAACCAATAAAAAGAATCCCAATGGGTGAATTAACCTTGGGTTCACCTTGGAGGGTTTACACTAGGGATTTATTTGGCCTATCAGATGGTCATCCTCACGGTTTTGCCGGAGGAACAGTAATGGCTATGGCTTCTGCCGGAACTCCTAAATATTGGGAAGATTTTTATAATGCATTTTTAAAAGGAGGAGGTGGACCCAGTGCCCATACTTATGCTAATGTTGAAAAATATAAATCTTTAGTAGAAAAAAGTGAAAAAGATAAATTTGATGTAGCTGCCTCTATTCAATTAGCAACTGAAAAAGTAGCCTATAAAATCATAAAACCCATTATAGATGAATATAAACCTAAAAACATATGTTTTGCCGGTGGGGTAATATTAAACTCTGTAATGATGGGTAAAATGTATGATTGGTTTGGTGTTAAAAATATGTATGTTTGTCCTGTACCTTATGATGGTGGTCTTTCAATAGGAAGTGCCCAATTTGTATGGCACCAAATACTTGATAAACCAAGGGTAAAGTGGGATGACGTTAGTCCTACTTATTTAGGAACATCTTATAGTGAAGAAGAAGTTTTAGAAGCTTTAAAGCACCCCTCTATTAACTATACTAAAACAACAGATGAACAAGTTTTAGATTTATTAAATCAACAAAATATAATATCTATATTTAATGAAGGAGCTGAATCGGGAAGAAGAGCTTTAGGCAATCGGAGTATCATTACAGATCCAAGAAGTCCTAAAATGAAAGATCTAATTAATGATAAAGTTAAACATAGGCAATGGTATCGACCTTTTGCACCTTCAATTTTAAGAGAGGATGTTAAGGATTGGTTTATAAGAGATATAGATAGCCCTTATATGAGTTTTGTGCTACCTTTTAAAGAAGAAGCAAAAGATAAAGTCCCAGCAGTAGTCCATTTAGATGGAACTGGTAGATTACAAACAGTTACAGAAAAAAGTAATAAATGGTATTATAACTTCATTAAAAAGTGGAAGGAAAAAACAGGAGTCCCTATCTTATTAAATACAAGTTTTAATGATAGAGAACCTATAGTAGAAACCCCAGAACATGCTATTAATTGTTTTCTTGGGACTAATATTGATTATTTATATTTCCCCCAATATAATATTTTAGTGTCTAAAACTTCACTAGAAAAGGATCTTAGCAAGTATGCCACAATAAAAGTTACACAAAATGTATAATAGTAGATATTCATTATTTGTGGGAAGATATCAACCTTTTCATAAAGGCCATAAATGGCTAATACAACAGAGATTGGATATGGGGAAAAAAGTTTGTATAGCAATTATGGATATTCATGATTTAGAACCAGAAAAAAATCCATACCCCACAGAAGAAGTTAAACAAAATATAGATAATCAATTAAAAGATTTAATAGATCAAGGCACAGTAAAAACTATTATAATACCCCCTATTGAGTCTGTAAATTATGGTAGAACAGTAGGATATGATATTATTGAACACACCCCACCACAAGATATTAAAAAAATCTCAGCAACGAAAATACGAAACAAACAAAAATGATATATTGGTTTACAGGACAACCGGGAGCAGGTAAAACTACATTAGCCAAAGCAATGATAAAAAAATGTAGTGATAATTGTATCCATATTGATGGAGACGAACTTAGAGATATATTTCAAAATTATGATTATACTATAAAAGGTAGAGAAAAAAACATGAACTCAGTTTTAGATTTATGTAGATTTTTAGATAATAAAGATTTTACACCCGTAGTTTCTGTGGTTGCTCCTTATAAACATATAAGAAACTCATTAAAACAAACAAATAACGTTACTGAAATATATGTCCACACAACAAAAATTAGGGGTAGAGAAAATTTCTTTACCAATGAATATGAACCCCCTACTGAAGATTTTATTGATATAGACACAACTCAATTAACAATAAACCAATGTTTAAATAAAATTAAATTTAACTTTTAAAACAATTAATTATGCTTTTAATTTCAAACCACTTAACACAATTAGATCAATTTAAAAAACTAAAAGGTGTAGTCATTAGAATTAACATGGCTCATGTAAAAGATTCAAAACAACTAGAAGAATTTGTAAATGTTCCCTATGATGTATTTTTAGATTATCCCAAAGGAAGAAGTAAACCACCTTTACCACCATCAAATCTTGACGAAGCAATAGCGTTTACTAGAAAATATAATAATATTAAGTATTTTGCTACTTCAAACATTGAAGAAATAGCTGAAGTAAATTTAATATGTGAAATGTTACCAGAAGGAGTAAGTTTTGTACCCAAAATAGAAACATTAAAAGGTGTACTTAATTTAAGTAAATTATTTGATACAGGTAAAATTAAACATATAATGCTTGACGCTGAAGATCTTTATACTAATATTCAAAATGATGTAGAATTATTTATTAATTTAAAAGATAGAGTAAAAAGGATATGTGAAGAATATAAAGTTGAATTACTTGAGTTATATGGAGTTGTTTTTTCATCATAAAAAATTAAAAAATGGACAATAGATATACAGATTATTTAAGATTAAAAAGAGATTATAATTATGATATATTAAGAAGCATTTGTGTCAACCCAACATCAAAATTAATTTATTTTAAACCTGGAAAAGCAGCAGGAACAT